ATGATCATTAACGGTAAACGACATAACAATAAGTTTATTTATTGTACCTCCAAATAACAGCCGTACAATCTAACTCTCCAAGTAAAACTTTTCCGTGATCAGTTAGTTCATTTTGTATCAAATTTAGCGGTTTTCGTTTATTAACTGCATTATTTGCTTCGTCGTTTTCAGTTAAAATCGGAGATGGATTAATAGGACCAACAATTCCTTTTACGCAATCATACGAACCAGTAGAGCTCGCGTAACACGTAAGTGACGGATAAAAAGTCAAATTAGAACCAGGAGAAGTTTCATAAACGTGATTTATATCGTAATTTCTGGGATCTCTCCAATCAGCAAAAAATACATCAGAATATTCAAATTCTGTATCGGTATTTATTGCCCACCGTTTTTGGCTTTTAATTGGAGTACCGTCACCTAAATCCCAATCTATCCGTTCTATAGGAAAACTTCCTGGTAACACGTTGCGGGCTGTTAGCTTTACTTTATAAGGAGAGTTTCTATTTAAAAAATTTGGATCTTGAAATATATCTATATGAGCTGTAGGAAAGTTTTCTAATACTTCTACGATTAACTCCCTCGTATATACGGTTTTTACTACCTCGATATTTGGAGGTTCGTGAGTTTTACAAGAGTTGCAAGTTTGTTGCTCCCATGTATTGTAGGTAACATTTCCCATAACTTTTACTTATAAAATAAATTATATAGTAGAAGGGATTTCACAAGTCGAACTTTCCCACGTTATTGGATCACAAACCGGTCCAGGATCAATGCAAACGCTGTTGTCTACAACTGGACACGTAGTTTCCCACACACAATTGTCGACACATAAACAAGGTATAGCGTCTCTCCATACATAACAACAAAAACAGTCACTAGAATAGTTCCACGTTAATTTGCGATTTAATGGGTTTTCTGGATCTTCACATAAGAAATTTTTCCACTGCCAGTATATATCTATCGGATATGTCGGAGTAGTATTTTGTTTAACGTATTGCCCTACAGGTATTATGGTTTTAGCAACCTTGCGATATTCTTCGACTGTCATTTTAATCGTATAAGTTCCAGGCATAATATACGTGTGGCATATTTCTTCGTCATTAAAACAAGTAGAAATAACAGTATTGAATTCGGAATTGTAATAATCTCCAAAATCATATGTTCTTTTAACGGCTACAGCAGAAGGATGGGGGGTATATGTAGACGAAAGAGTCACGGACATAAATGGAGCAGTGCCGACATAAATTTTTCCGCTAGAATTTGTGCTTCCAAAAGGAGGTTCATTAATGAGTAAATCATAATATGTGATTGTATCAAGTGGTATACCATCATCCCACTTATAAGATCTTTGAACTGTTGTAGTTTCGGTAACATCAAATGTACCAATTGCTGAAAGTGTCGCGCTCATGTAACTGTTATTGTTAATGGATAAATTGTTGAACCAAAATTATTAGTTACTTTGTAATTAACATAATATGTCCCAGGAGAAGATATCGAACCAGTTACAACTCCTGTCGAGCTCATTGCTATACCAGGAATAAACGTTCCAATTATTTGCCAATTTGTGGTAGAATTTGTGGCTATAATCGGAAAATTAATGATTGCTCCTGCTGTAGTGTTAATATAGCCATATACTGATAAGTCCACAATTGGAGGAATACCACTTAAAAGAGAGCTCGTTGTCTGTTCAAAAAAACGATTTGCTGCTACTAGTTTTAAATTTTCTTGTTGCTCAATTTCAAAATCAATTACGAATAAATGACTGTTCGTATCAACTCCGCTGTAATTAATCAAATACGTTTGGTGAGTTGAATCGTAAGAAAACACAGCGTGTCCTAGCGTTTCGACATCTATTCCACTCAACGCTTCGTTGAGGTTATTCCAATCTTCTGTGCGCTTAGGAAATTCCAAAGTAAATTTGCGGTTTGCTAAATCTAATTTATATATGGTTGGAATAAATTTTGAAGAACTTAAATCTGTAAACAAAATCGTGACCGTTTTCGGTTGAATTTGTAACCACGTATTTTCAAATTTGAAAGTATCAGACAAAATATCACAAATGACAACGTTGTCGTAATTTGTGGTTAATAAAGAATTCTCATAATCAAACTCGAGTACACAAAATAACAAAGTGCTAGAGGTTTCTATCATTAACGTATCAAAAAAGCAATCAATGGTTTTAATGCTGCTTCCTGTTAACTCCAAATAAAAACTTTTAGTTTTGAATTTATCGAAAATTAAACTTAAACTTTCCGTCGCCGGTTGAACCGTTTGATTGTTTAATCTAGTCCATAAAGTTCCTGATGTATAACGACTGTTGTAGTTTGAACAACCATTGAGGTTTTTAAGTATTCCGTATTGATTTCCATAAATGTCAGAAACCCAATTATCAATCGTTAAATCATCAGTTTTAAGTACTTGATCATCCAACCAAGCTGATACACTTTTTATTCCAGTAAAACTTTCTGGATTATTTTTAAGGTCATTCCATTCTGCGGTAGAATTGCTACTCCAAGGTGTGAGCCGACTTTTTTGGTTTATTAGACCTAATGGAACTTCAGAATTGCTTTCTTCGTATGGGATAAACGTTTGAAGAGTTTTTGAATATTTAGCTTTTACTTCTCCTCTGTTTGCTCCAGCAACAGAAGAACCTTTCATCCAACTATTTTTCTCATTCCAAGTATAGTTGCTTGAATGATCAATTCCAGATCGCCCAAACCCTCCAATGTGAGCATTTAAATCTTCAGTCAACACATCAGCGCTTAAAGAAAAATTATTGAGAGATGTTTCGAAATTTTTGTTAATGTACATTGACGCCCCCAAATGTTGAGGCAAGAAATAACCACCAATTTCGGATTCCGAACGCATTTCTTCAAGAACAGGTATTGTTGCAATTGTTGCATAAAATCTGTTACCCAAATTAGACCAAGGAGATTGTGCTGTATATAACAATTCAGTATCACTCCCAACCGCTGTGCTTGATGTATTAGGTTCTACAGAAACATTCCACACAAAACTATTTTGAGCATAATAAGTTACTTCTGCAGGATATCCATCTACGATGTTCGATAATTTTATGTCGCTTGGTTCAGTTGTTGCAACTACAGATAAATCGTTTCGTTTTTTTGAATTAAAAATTTCTGACAAATTAGAAAAAGATTCTTCGTCTACATTTAACTTGCACCAGCGAGAATTTCCGTTAAAGGTTTGGTATTCTATTGGTTGTGTCCACTTAAACGAATAGCCAATTCTATTATAAGATAAAACAGATCCATATGTTAAGGACAGCGGAGAAATTTTTGGATGATGATTGGGCAAATAATTATCAATAAAATTATTTGGATATCCCCAACTTTTTGTTCCTTTAAATTTTGTATTCTCGTCTCTTTGAGTGTATAATATAGCCCAGTATGGTTTTGCTCCTTCTGCATCCGGATCTACTGTTTTTAAATTATAATTCCAACCATACAAAGGTTGCTCCAACAAAAAGCCATTAGACGGATGTCCAAAATTTACAAGTTTTTCTTCTTCTCTAAATTGAGGCACTACGGTTAAATGAGGGATGTTCGTAAACGTTAAAGGAGCTCCTGTTTTACTTTTTGCGTGAACTTTTATTGAATATATTCCTGTAAGAGGAGGAGTAAATGAGAATACAGTTTTGTTTATACGATAGCTCGATATTAATACAGGAGGAACAGCAACTGTTGTGGTAATTGCTGCCCCGCCGCCAGTAGTTGTTGTAGATGAGCTTGCAATTGGGTCGGAAAACACAGTTTCGACCGGACTTTCAATTAACACTGAAACGGTTGGATATAAAGTATGTCGGATTTCCCACCAATATAATTCATCTAATTCTTGTAAATTAAAAGGAGGAGTCTGAGATGTTGCAAATATTTGCATTTCTTGAACAGGCCAAGAAATATACGTCGTATCAAAATAAGTGCCGGATACTAAATAATCCAAGCTTGACCAAATGCTTCCTTTATTTTCTCCTGTGTTTTCTACCAACTCGCTAGAAATTATTTGCGAAGTCGTTTGATCAATTCTTTCATATTTGAATAAATTTCCAGCGTAAAGTTTTGTGTTTGTGATTTCATTTGTATTTATCCATTCCCCGTCTTCGTTTAACTTTGCTGATATCCATTTTTGTTTGGCGTTTGTTGTTCCGTCAAAATCATAGTTGACAGCATAAAACGGAAGAATTTCTCCGTTTTTCTTTTTATAACGCTTATAAAAATAACGTTTTCCTCTTTCTAATGCTAGTGGAGCAAGACCGGAATCTTGTCCGTTAACCCAATTTCCGTTTTTCCAACCAGTTGAATCGTATGTCTGAAACCAAGCAAAATGAGGAGAATTCAACAACTCGTTACCTGATAAATCTTTCCAAGTACTTCTATCAAAACTTGAAACCCCATCAGAAAAATCAACAGCAATAAAATCAGCCATTTCTTGATTGTAAAAAAACCGATCTCCAGAATGACCAAATGGAGTATAATAAACTTGCTTACAACTACACTTTTGCCATTCTAAAGAAGAAACAGAAGGAATATTTGTCACAAAGGGACAATCGCTATTGTGAGAAATCGGTTTAAAAATTTCACTCAATTCCGTTGTCGGGCCAGTCCATAAAAACCTAACAACTTCTCCGGATTTGAATATAGAAGAAAACCCTGTCTGCTCTACAAAATAATGCTTTCCGTCTTTTATTGTATTTCCTGAAAGCCAACAACATTCCGTAGCTGTTTCGATTGTATCTTCAACGCTGTTGAATTTGTATATTTTATCTGCTGTGTTGAATTTATTAGAAGCAATTGCAAACGGAGTATGTAAAATATTAACAGAAACAGGATTACATACATCATTGTAGTCCATAGACAAAAAGTGCTGAGCAAATTCATTACTCGAACTAAGCATTTCATAAGGCCAAATGTACTTTGTGTTTTTTTGATCACTCGTATTTGGGGAAACAACAGGTAAAGCTGTGGATTTAAATTCGTAAAGCCATGCTCCATTTTCTTCAGTTAAAGGAAGAAATGTTTCTTTTTGGTTTCGGTTTTGCACAAAAAGTTGGTCAGCAAAATTAGGCCTTGGGTTTGACGTTGCTTGATTTTCAGCCAATGTAGTATTATTAATGTAAACGGATTGGCAGTTGTTTGCGAGAAGTTGTTGATTCCAATATTCTTGATTTATTGCTTCTTTTAATTTACTGGCTAAAAAATCATATTCGACCGTGGTGTTAGTATCAGGACCGGTCCACGAAAAATCCTCTGAAGATAATCCATATCCAGGATAAGGAAAAATAAATTTAGTTGTCGTGTTTTGTCTAATTTGAGCATTTAGGCTTATATTATTATTGTTATATTGTTCGTATTTGAGCCATGCTCCCCTTAATACATTTCCTGTTTTTACGAAAATGGTATCAGAATCTTCTACAGAAGTTCCTCCGGTCGTTCCTTGTAAAGAAAGAGAACTAAGATATACAACGGGAGTAGATATCGTTAAATTTATAGTGGGATCAATTGTCGAATAGGGGTAATAAAATACGTTACTGCCGGTTTGAATAGTATTGTTTAAAACTTCTACGTTGTTTGTTTGTTGATTGGCTTTGGTTAAAAATTTATTTTCAGACAAATATTTTTCTACAAAATCTTTATAAAGTTCAGCATCCGTTTGTTCTAATAATTGTGAAGTTAACGTATTTACAAATGTATCGAAATTATCTAAAGGTATGATAGACAAACAATCAAATAGCCATTCATCGGATGACAAGCTAATTCCTTTAGTATTATAATACTCTTCTGTAGCTTTATGAAAAAGATTGTAGTTAACTGCTAATGAACCAGAAAAGGCCTTGTCAAAATAATCTTTATCGTCGTATAGTTCTTCGACATCCACAACCAAAGAATTTTTTAATCCAGATAGCGCAGGAACATAATCCTTAAATATAACATCTGCTTCATTCTGGGAAAGGGTTAGTAAATAATTGTATATATTTTGTTTTAATCCAGCTTCCGTACCGACGGTATTATATTTTAATTTAGTGTGTTTTAGTTTTTTTCTTAATCCAAGATAGTATAAAGCTATGTTTTTTAATTTTTTTGCAAAAAAAGGAATTGCTAACAGAAGTTCCGTTTTATCAGCTAAATTTATTTTAGAATACCACTCAGTTTTTTCCTTTTCTGTAAAAAATATTTGCAGTTGATCTAGCAAATACAAATACTTTTGTTTTAATAAAAAATTGCTATCTTTGTTTTTAATTTTATTTTGTTGAAACCATTTAATTACATATTGGGCATAATGATAGTTGGACTGACGTTCAACTAATTGAGGACGTTTTTGCTTCCATTCAATATAAGACAATGGAGCATTGCTATCTTCTGATGCTCCTTGTGGGTCAATATCGAACTTTTGTTTTAAGAAATTAGTTTCCACTCTGTAAGTATTTATTCTTAGTTTTTAAAAAGAAAGGGGGGTTCTTTAGAAACCCCCCTTTTAAGTATATCGTATTTAAGTGAATTTTATTCTACTTTAATGTCTATGTCAATCGTTTCCGGTTTTACTACCGGAATTATAATTCTAAGTAACCCGTCTTTAAAGGTAGAGCTAATTTTTTTAGAATTAACTTTTTCGTCTAAATTAAAGGCCATGCTACCTTTTCTTTGACTAATACCGCGCTTAAGATACGTTACCGTATCGGTAGGTTTTTCCTTTTCGTTATTAATGTCAATATACAATTTGCCGTCTCTTACTTTTACGTCGATACTATCTTTGCCGACTCCCGCAAGAGCTACTTCAACTTCATATTGAATTATTTCTTCTTTAGAATTTCTTATTTGAAGAACATTATAAGGATAAACTGCATTAGGTACGTCAAATGCTTTATCTACTTCTCCAAAGATGCTGTTAAGCCAGTTGTCGTTAAACAGAGCAGGTAACTGGCGATAAACCCTTTCTGTGGACGAAAAATGTCCAGGAACGTATGTTGCTAATTGTGTCATAATTTATTAATCTATGAGTGTTTGTGCTAGCCACGTAATTGTGCACTAGGACAAATTTATTTATTTGATTTGTTTATTTTTTTCTAGGCACTTTTGATACCCTAGCGCTAATTCCTCCTTTGCGCAAATTTGCAGCTGCTTCTTTTGCTTTTTTAGAGGTTGAATAGCTTTCTTTATATATTTTTGTGTTGTTAGCCATAGGTTATTATATTCTATTATAAAATAAAAATGTCAAAAAAAATCCCTCTAGGTTGGTAGCCCAGAGGGATTCAGGGTTCGACTCAAATGTTAAAGACCTCTGTCTTCAACAAACTTATAAAGTTCTTCTGCTCTTTTAATAATATCAGACGTTTGCGGAAAAAGACCATCGACAGCTGAACTGTCAGCAATTTTTCCGTTGTTGTCTCTCAAATTATTAAGCTTTTCGAGATACTTCATCTGAGCATCTCCGTGAGCCATTTGAAGAACATCCAAGCGGATTTCGTAAGCGTTTTTGTTAGGCATATTTGTGTGTGTTCCTTTCTAATTTCGTTGTGTGTGTACGAAAGTTTATATAAAGTTGATTTAAAATTTTATGTGTCAGATGTTTCCCAACACCAATTTTTATAATCCCAATGTCTAGAATCATAAATTTTAAAAGATCCCCCATAACCAAACAAATTCAACTCAAATAAAATCCCAGCATGATCTCTAGCAATAAAATGCAAATCGATTTCTAATTTAAATAAAGTAAAATTTGTATATAATAATTCGAGTTCTATATTTTTATTTTTTGATATTGGTTTATAATAAGAAAAAATATTTTTGAATTTATTTTTTTTATTAAAAATATTATGTAATGATATATTAAAGTGCATCAGTCTTTATAGTTTCTATCATCCTTCACATGACTTGCAATTCAAAATGTTTCTTGCGAGTTTTTGAGCAGGATTGGATCCACGTTGATAATAAAAAGTTTTAATTCCTTGTTCCCAACCAAAGATTAAAAGCTCGTTTACTTCTTTTGGTTTAGCATCGTGAGGAATCATTAAGTTCAAGCTTTGAGATTGATCGATATACTTTTGTCTTTGAGCGGCTTGAATAATAATTTCTTTCTGAGAAATTTCACCGAAAGTCTTGAATACGTCTTTTTCTTCTTGAGAAAGAAAATTTAAATGCTGTATAGAACCTCCGTGCTCGAGAACTGACTTCCATGTATCGTCATCATTCTTGTCCTTATCTTTAAGAAGAGCTTTAAGATAAGGATTCTTGTACGTGAATTTGCCCTTTGCAAGATCTTTGACATAGTAGTTTGAATTCAATGGCTCGATTGATTGAGAAACCTGTCCTAGAATAAAGCTAGAGGATGTTGTTGGGGCAACAGCAAGAGTTGTGGTATTTCTTCTATTCTCGTCCGTACCCTCGTAAATAGGAGCCTTTCCAAACTTGTTTGCTAGTTCTTCTGTTGCAGAGTCGCACTTTTTCCTAATAAAGCTCCATAATTGATTGTTAATCAATTTTGCTTCCATAGACTCAAACGCAATCATCTTAGATTGCAACAAGGAATGCCATCCAAGAACTCCGACCCCAAGAGCTCTTTGGTTCATTGCAAACCTTCTTGGAGCTTCCATAAACTGCATTCCTTCTGTCTTATTAATGAATTCTGACATTACTGCATCAAGAAAATACACAAGAGTCTCAACAGCATCTGTATCCTTTATATCATCCCAACGTTCAAGATTTAAAGAGGAAAGATCACAAACAAACGACTCGTCTTTATCGTTTGATAAACAGATCTCACTGCAGAGATTAGAGTTGTTAATTCGCAATCCTTTCTTTTTATAAATAGAAGGAGCGTTATTGTTCACCGTGTCAGAAAACATAATATAAGGATATCCTGTTTCAAAACGCTTTTGAATTACCTTAGACCAAATCTTACGTTTGTCTTTATCTCCCCCTACCATTTCTCTCATCCATTGGTCAGGTACACAAACAGCAAACGACATTTCCTGAATGTCATGACCTTCTGAACGAATTTGTAAAAATTCCTCAATGTCTCTGTGATCGATGGGAAGGTAAGCAGCAAACGAACCCCTACGAACATTACCTTGAGAAACAACATTCATAAGTTTGTTATAAAGCTCCATGAAATGAACGGAGCCAGTAGACTCTCCGCCGCACGAAATTGGAGTGCCTCTTCCACGAATGTCTCCAAAGTAAGCAGATGTTCCGCCCCCATGCTTTGTCATTACTCCAATTTCAGCAACTTTGTGGAGAATCGACTCCATTGTGTCAGAAACATACGAACCAAAACAAGAGATTGGTAGGCCGCGTTTTCTACCAAAGTTACTCCAAATTGGAGAACTTAAACTGTAGAACCCAAGTGCCATGTAATTCGTAAACTTTTTGGCAAATCCAGGCATTTGTAAATATTTTTCAGCGGCTTGAGCAATATCTTCAATTCTTTGTTCTGCTGTTTCCTCTTCTAGCAAATAACCACGTTCGAGAAATTTACGGGAGTCTTTGTTCAGCCAATAATAAGAGTCTTTTGTCATAGTTAAGATTTTCTTGGAAGTACTAAAGCAATTTCTGCAGTCCTGTCAAGCGTTTCTTTGAATTCCCCATCCCACCAATTATCGTCCTTTTCGTTGTCTTCTTTGTGGAGATTCGGTATAATATTAACATATCTAATTTTAACTGGTTCGTCGTATCCGCTTTCATATCCATCAACAACGACACGCATATTTGGGTCTTCGAGAGCTAATAACTCGGTAAGTTGTCTAACAGTCATAGATTAAAACAGATCATCTTCAGAGAACGATTGAGATTTTTTTGAGTAATCGACTGGCCTAGAGTGGAAAAAGTCGGTTTGATTGTTGCCAAGTAATTCTTCATCAAACCACATTGTCTTCCTTAAAAGATCTTTATCAACATCAAATACTTTTTTAAATTTAATTTGTTTTAGTGATTCGTTGATTCTATTCTTTATAAATTCTTTAAGAATGTCAGCTGTTAGACCTTCTTCTTTAATTCCATTAACCATCCAATCGACAATTCTAGATTCTGAATTAAAAGCCTCTTGAGCTTCCTGTAAAACTTTTTCTTCGAGTTCTTCGTCAAACAACTCAGGATATTCTTCACGAATAGTGTTGATTATCTTCATACCAATCATTGCGTGAAGATTTTCTTCGTTGCGAGTATACTTGACTTGTTGGTCGGTATCTTTCATTACGTTCTTAAATCTAGCAAACCAGTTAATAACATAAAACTGGCTAAACAATGACACGTTTTCTACAAACAAAGTAAACAATATAATAGCATAAAGATATTGTTTTTTAGAATCCTTGTAGTATTTGTGATTATATTTTTGTAGATAGTTTACTCTACCTTGTATCCATTCTAGTTTTAAATTCTCTTCGAATACTTCTTCAAGGCCAAGAACAACGAGCAATCTTTCATAGGCATTATTATGAATAACTTCTGTATTAGCCATTACATACCCAAGATCAGCAAGAGAAGAGTGCTTTAAGTTGTTACCGAGTTGGGCCCAAAACTTTTTAACAGCAATTTCGATTTGACCAATTGCTGAGAGCGTGCGCACAATAATTTCTCTTTCTTGGTCTGTCAGTTTGACTTTGAACTGTTGTACGTCGGACTTAAAGTTAAATTCTTTATCTGTCCAAAAACCGGAATGTATAGCATGACAAAACTCTTGAGCCCAAGGATAATAATCAGGCTTACGTGCAATTTGCTCATCAAAAATTTTAGGTTTGTTTGTGTTTTTCATAAGTCTGTTTCTTTATTTAGTGGAGGTTCTTTCCAAAACCAGAAATTAATTTTTTCATCGTAAAATAATGAAAGCATCATTGATTTTTGATACAACGAAATTGTCCAATTGAACTCAAATCTACAAGCAAAATCTCCGATATAATAAAAACACATAACCAGGAATTTGTAGTAAATATTTTTGAACATAGGTTGTGCGTAATAGTATACTAAGGTTTTTTGAAAAATCTACTTAAGATTTAAAATTTCCAGCTCCGGGTTTAGAGTCGTCCCACTTATTTGAGCCGGGAATTTGAGTGTTTTTGTTTGTGAGATTGACTTCCGCTTTAACGTCATCAGGTTGGGTTTTTTGTTCCTTTGGACCGTGCACGTTGTTAGGGCGCTTTACGCTTTTCGGAATAGGACCGCGATTGTTTCCATCATCGATATGTTCGATTGTTTCTACTGGTACAGTCATTGGATTTCTATGAAGACCAGGAGCATATTCAATGTAAATGTCAGCAAACATGCCTGTAGGAGCTTGATGTCCTGCTTGAAAATTGGTTGCAGAAGTAGGATAAATTGATTTAAGCGCTCCTATACGCAAATTTAAATCAAAAGACGGCTCCATACAAGCTTTAATAATATCCACAAATGATTGAGCTCTAGAGGAAATATATTCGTGTTTCAAAGCATCTTTTTTGAATTTGATACGATCCCCAACAAGAAACCCTCCTTGCTGGTATCTTTCTAATTCTTGTTCTAACAATACATCAAACTTGCTCATATTGTTATTATTTATCAAATCAAATTAATTTTTATATGAAAAATAAGCGGCAATTTTTGTGTCGTTAATAAGTAATTTCGTGGCAATTAAAATAACAAACTTGGAACGAGTTTCAAAAGCCTTAGAAACGACTAAATACGTTTTTCAGGATTTACATCTGGATTTTCAAAAAAAGCAAGAATTTAGTCCGTTAATTCAACAAAATATTGCAGGAAACGACATAGCTGTAGATTACAATGAAGATTGTATTCGAAATTCCATTTTAAATTTATTTAATACTAGACCCGGACAAAGATTTTTATTTCCAAGATACGGCTTATCTCTGCACCAATATCTCTTTGAAGCAATAACAAGTGAAAACGGAGAAATGATTGGTGAAGCAATAGTTAGAGCGGTGACCCAATTTGAAACTCGAGCAATCGTAAAACAATGTCGAGTTGTTCCAAAACCTAAAGACAATGAATATCTAATAACATTATTTTTACATATTCCTTTGTTCAATACGACTACTTCAATAAATAGTTCATTAGATATTAAATCTCAAACGTTTACGTTTATCGAAAAAACTACTCACATTTATTAATTTTTATGGCTAATGATCAACAATTAACAAATAACTACACTCTCCCTACAGACAGTTATGTTTCTTTTGATGCAATTGCTCTGAGAAATTTAATAATAGAAAGACTCAACAAACAAGGTCTTTTTACTGATCAAAATTATATTGGCTCTAATTTAGCAAGTATTATTGATATAGTTTCTTTTGCCTATAATACGTTAATTTTTTATTTAAATAAAACTAGTTCCGAGTCGATGTTTACGGAAGCTCAACTTTATGAAAATATTAACAGAATAGTAAAGTTACTGGATTACAAACCAGTAGGGTATCAAACATCAACTCTTGTATTCAACGCATCAGCAACAACTAAATTTAGTACAGACACTAGTTTTAACTCTCTGGTGGATTTGGCTGTCGGTCAATCATACACAATTCCTCGTTATTCTTATTTGATGATTGGAGGTATTCCTTTTAGTTTTAATGAAGATATAACATTCAGCACCAACCAAAGTGGAATTATTCCTTTAGAAGATCTTTCTAGCAAATATTTGTTGTATCAGGGCATTTTTAAAGAGATGTCTCCGTATGCAGCTCAAGGAAATTCAGGAGAAATTATTAATATTTCTAACAGTATTGCAGACATAGATCACTTTAATATTGATGTGTATGTTTATGAAATAGCCAATGGATTTTGGTCTCAATACAAAAACGTTCCAAGTTTGTACACAGAACGTTCTTTTGACAGAGTATTTGAAAAACGAATTACATCAAACAAAACATATGAAATTGTTTTGGGAGACGGAATAAATGGACGTAAACTAGAATCCGGAGATTTGGTGTCTATTTTTTATTTAGAAAGCAACGGAGCAAAAGGTGTAGTTGGACCTAATACTTTAAATAGCTCCACTCCTATTGTTTACTCTTCATTAACTTTTGGTGCTATTTTATCTTCACTTAATGTTGAAAATTTTGAATATTTGAATTCCAAACAATTTTTAAAATTAAAATTTGAAAATGTAGTAGGTTCCACTTTAACAAAAGAAATGGAAACGGTTGAAAGTATTCGCAATAATGCTCCTTCTAATTTTAAAAGTCAATACCGTTTGGTAACAAAACAAGATTATGAATCGTTCATTAAAACAAATTTTGCTAATTTTGTTTCTGATGCTAAAGTATTTTCTAATTGGGATTACACAGCTAAATATTTAAAATATTTTAACAATATATCAGTAAAACCTACTCAATTTCGTCAAATATTATTGAATAACGTTTTGTATGCAGATAGTTGCAATTTTAACAATATTTACGTTTGTGCTATACCAAAGATTTCACCTGGTTCGTCGTTAAAATATTTACTGCCAGCGCAAAAAGAAGCAATATTATCAAACATTATTGCATATAAAACATTAACAACCGAAGTGGTTTTTATGGATCCTATATATAAAGCAATTTCTTTTGCAGCAAAAAGCAACAATTTGCCACGAGTAGTCGAAAAGGATTTTTCAAAACTTAGAATAATAAAAACTTCCCAAACGGCTCGTTCTAACCGTTCGATTACAAATGACGTTAAAACCGCCTTTGAGAATTTTTTCGATCCTACAAAAACCCAATTAGGCAAAACGTTTGATTATTCTGGATTGGTTTCTCAATTGCTTTCTATAGAAGGAGTTTTAAAAATTGAAACTAAAAACATGTCAACTGGTGACATTTATGAAGGACTTTCTTTGATTATGTGGAATCCTGTGTATGAGGATTTGGATGTAAATGTCATTGTTAATGACACAGAAATGGAAGAATTTTCGTTTTTGTATTTTTATGATTTATTCAACATTCACTCAAAAATTGAAATTGTTGAATCTACATTCTTGCAATAATGACAGCGCCTTTATATTTTAACATCAGTCCGAGCAATCAAACTGGATTTATTTACAGCACACAATTTGCTTTTACGGCAAATGTACCGAGCGGTTTTACTTCTTTGTTGTGGGATTTTGGAGACAACAATACGGAATATAACTTAGTAACAGCTTTTCATTTATACGAATATCCTGGAATTTATACTGTTTCCTTGTCAGCTTGTTATCCGATCGGATCGATAGTTACAAATAGTGCTGAAGTCGAAGTGGATTATCTAATAAGAGATTCCATGGAAATTATTTCTTCCCCAACTAGTTATGGTACGGCTAGTGTAATGCCGACAGAAATGTTTGTATTAGGTGTAACTTCTTGTCAAATTAATTCTTCTATCGGAATTGTGTTGCAAAGCATTAATTCTGCCTCTTTACCTCATTATGGAGTAAATTTAGAAAATAAATGGAATTTTTTGGTACCACAATGGAGATTTGTTAACTCTGAAACAAACGAACCGATAAATGAGGTATTGAGAGTTAATACTAAGCCAATTTTTGACTCAAAAGGAAATACCGTTGCTGTTTCCGGCACAGCTTCATTTTACTATTATGACGATTCTGCTTCTACCTTAAATCCATGCCCGCTATTGTTGGTGGCAACACTAAGTTCATTGCATTTTGTAAATCCACAAGACTCAAATTATTATCGCTATCCAAGTTACGCAAACAGTGAAGTTACGCGGGCAACAATTGCTTGGCAAATAAACGAAACAATTCCAACTGATCTTAAAATTACAGAAAATTACATTAATGAAGTATATCCTATAAAATGGTCGAATGTTCCAATTCCAATATTAATAAGTTGTGAATATAACAACTACATTTCTTCTCCTTCGCTAACTGGGGTTAAAGTTTTATCTTATCCAGCATCGAATATGATTGGCTCTATAAATCCGATCAAAGTAGAATTGTTGTCAGGAAATCCTATTAGTGGATTTGTACCTGAACATTTATATACAGTTGAAGTTGACGGGGTTTCTTATGCTCCGTCTGCTGCTCCTTTATATTTTAAAGCTAATGATCATCTTGGAACTCCTTGTCGAGGATTTGTATTTACAACATTAACTCCTTTATTATCATTTGATACTCCTATTACTATTTCAGCAAAAACGGTTGCTGTTAATGGGGGAGGAACATTTGCCTTTCCTGTTGGCTATCCAATTTATCCTCATGCTTATATTTCTCACCCACGAGCTGGAAAAATTAACAAGTTTGGAGTTGTAACGTATTCTAACACTGAATGTGGATCGGTTGCTTATTATCAAAATTTGGGAACTGTAACTCAAGGTTCATTAGATTTAATTACTGCTCCAGAATCGACTATATTCAATGCGACTACATATACATTGTCTGGAGCAGGAGCTGTATACGGAATGGCTTTTGATCCAATTTTAAACCGTTTATACGCTGCTGATGCTGATCAAGATGTAATTTGGGTGTATGATAGTGGCGGTTCTTCCTTAGCTCCCACTACTTCTATTTCAATAAGTTCATACACAGGAGATTTAAATAATGCCCCTTCGTATATTTCAATCGATCAAAACAACAATTTTTGGGTTTCTATGTTTGGGAGTTTGAGTTGTTTAAAATTTGACTCAAGTTTAAATTTAGTTGGAGTTGCGGTGCCTAATGTTAGCTATCCACTAAGCTCAGAGGATTACGGTAGTTTGCTTTTAGAGCCGCCAATTATAGAAACCGACATGAATAATGATGTTTGGGTTTGTTATGCTCACCCTGTTAATAGCACGTTGATCAAATACGACTTAAGCGGAAACGAGTTGTTCAAGTGTCCAGGATTAGATCTTAACTCAGTGCCTGTATCATTAGCAATCGATAACGTTAATAACGTGTGGGTAGCATGTAGAGAAACAAATACAATTCAATGTTATCATTCTACTACAGGAATGAAATTGTATGAATTTACAAATTATTTGAGACCTAGTTATATAACATTCGATCGAACAGGAAATCTTTGGATTACTCATGGACTTAATCGCATTTCTACACAAAATATTTTAGATGCCACAAATACTACGACTTGGAAAATAAGTCTTACTGGCGGTAATCTAGATTTAATCGTTAATAGTTATACTCCTTCCGAAATAAATCAGCTTTTTTCAGCAAACGAAGAATGGTCTGGTTTAAATAGTGACGTATTTGATAATATATGGGCAATAAACAAAGATAAGAACGAGATATATATATTCAAAGCAATTTCTCCAAACAGCACATTGTCAGTGTTTTCTGTTGCTCCAACGACTACTCAAACTGATTCTATTGTTAATGGAGTTCAAGTTGCTTCTTTTCTTGGAATGGGGTCTGTTCCTTCAGCTCAAGGAGCTGGAGATTGGACGGGAAACAAATGGTATCAAAAATATACAGGTTCTACGTTTTCATCTGTTTTTATAAATGGAAATTCTACACAATTTAAAGTATTAGATTTAGAAAACGGCATACCTAAAATTGTAAAAGTTAATGAGGAATTTGATACATCTCGACACTATAAATCTCTAGCATTACCGGAAATATTACATAAAAATTCACAATTTTTTAACGAGTTTATGAAGGCAATTGTGGGGGATGGAAATCCTTTTACAGAAAGCGTTGGAAGAATCTCATATGAAAGGATTGCTAATTTCTTTTCCAATCATGGAGATTTAGATACAGTCGAAATAGACCAGCTCATGTCTTTAGCAAAACAAATGTCAGTCGAAACAACAACTTTTGCTGATGATTTTCCACGAGAAGTGGAAAGGTTATTAAATTTATTTTCTGTTAACAAACATTATTTAAGAGGTCAAAAACACTACGAAACTGATTTGATCGATGTTATTGGAGATTCTCTTACACTGACTGATTTAATTACAGCCGGCACTACTGTAATAATGAAAGATAAAATTTATAATTTCTATCAGCCAATTTATGTGTCTCCGTTAGATTCCGGATTAACTGTTTATCCTTTATTGTCAATTGATATCGATAGCGCTCGAATGCCACTAGATGATAACTATGCGTTTTTTCAATACAACGAAACAGAAGTTGGATACAAGAATAATATTATTAATTGGAATTCCCCTAATAATACTTTAGATTACTCGCTATCTACAGATGAGCAATGGTACGGCAATGATGAATTGCTAGAATTGTCGTTTAATAATCTGTTAACTAAAAGATTGTTAATAGATTAAAATAGTGAAAAGGAACCTGTGGTGCCATATGCGTGTCTGCTGTTATTTTGCCACATATTAAACGTTACAGGTTGTTGAGAATATGTCATTGTGGCCATTTGCACAAAGTGATAACCAGGAGACATAATGTTGTGAGTCATGTAAGTCATCGACTGAGAGCCATAAGACTCGTATATTGGTATACCCGGAGTTTTTGCAAAGAAATTAGCAACAGTAGGAGTTTCTAAATTTAGCGAATGTATAAAATAATATCGTGCTACGTTTTCGCAAGTGTGCACGGAGTTCATTGTTAAAATAGTTGTATCCCGTTTAATAAATGAAACTCGGTTATTGTTACTTGAACCAAATAGTTCAAAAGGACCGTTTGTTTGAGCATTATGCCCACTAGCAGTAGTAACCCACGTGCTTGAGTATTCTCTTGAGTCTAAAATGGAAAAATGAACTGGCACTTGATTGTACATGTTCCATAAAAATAATTTTGGATGACTGCCTCCGATGCCAGCAGTTTTCCCAAAACTCATTTCAGTACGACATGCAACGGTTGTTCTCAAACAACCAATCAATCGTTTATTTGGTTCTAGTGTTTTGACAGGTATGCCGTCTTGAATATCTAATGCAGGTGGAGTTGCCCCTGGTGTTGAAACAATCCATTTTTGAAGTTCTATTTCAAATTTAAGTCCAGTGTGATACAAAAATATGTCATAATTTGTATCCGCATCGCACCCCGTAAGATTTTTAGAAATAGTAGAAGTTAGTGCTTTAAGCTCCCATCTTTCAGCTCCAGCGTTCCATAAAGCAACAGCATTGCCGTTGTATGGGTGTAGATATATATCTTGGGCATTTTTTATGTCGGTTGAAGGAGCCGGATTTGTAGGACTCAAAGAAAGCCTACATTCCACTGTGTGAGGAAATATATTTGTGGTTACAATTGACTTAAATTGATCGTTTCCATTGGCCGCTCGACAAATTGCTGCATCTAGATCTGCGAAATTTTTATTAATCTTAACTAAAGAATTGCCAATGCATTCTGTGCGATTAATTTTATCGACAATTAAATTACCAAAGCATTCCGCCATATTCTTTATTTAATTAAAATTCCATTTCAAACGCGCAGGGCAAATCTACTTTTTGTCCATTATCATCAAATTTGATACCATTAGGTTTAAATGGGTATGGATTAAAATTATATTTTGCGTTAACTAGTTGATTCCAACCACATTGATACATTGTGCCAGAACAGTCTCCATTGACAGTTACAACTTTCATTGCCATTTCTCCTGAATATCCACATATGTCACATTGCACTGCTTTTGGATAGCTGTGATACGTAAGAGTAATATTGCTGGCATTAGCTAATACGGGCTTGTCAATATAAATTGCGTTAGCACTTACGTCAACAAATGTAACCTGTGTTTGATATTGTACACCAGGACCTGAAACATAATATCCTTTATTTACATAAACGCGCTCAGCTGCGGCCGCTTTTCCTGGAACGGTTACGTTTTTATCTTGATAGTCGATTGGAGTTAGTCCTGAAATTATATTAGTGCCAGTTGTAAAATAATTACCGTTGACAGAAATTGGAAATCTCCATGGTTCAAGCAAAATAGGCGATCCAAATCCAAAATAATCATTTCTCATGAAACTTATAATGTTTTGATTATTTTTATCAGGAATTCCGAGAGCATACGTGTGGTTATAACCAGCTACATATACCGAACCTCCGTCTCTAACGATCGAGAATGCTCCTTGGCACATATTATAACTGCCTCCGCCATGAGCCCAAATTACTTTTTCGTCTGTTGGGATAGTAATTACTTTAGTTGCTGTGTTTACATCTGTACCTGCAGCAACTCCCACTCCGCATTCTCCGTGACCATTGTTTCCCCATGTATATACCTCATTACTGTCCGTAGAAGCTAAAAAGCTTGAATAAAAATATGCTCCTTCAATTAAATTAGCGCTTGCTATATTCAGCAATTGAGTTGCTGAATTACGAGTTGCCGAGGAAGCCAGCCCGAGTCCAAGACCTCCTCTTGTGTTTTGTCCACAAGAATATATTTTTTTGTCAGCCAAAATACATGTCGTGTTTTGGTATAACGCGGATGTTATTACATTTTGAACGTTTGTTAAGGGATTGCCAGCAGAATCAATAACCTGCATCCAACTGGTTACGTGCGTTGAAGAAGATCCAACTCCGAGTGCTCCTCCTGCATTATACCCGCATGCCCATAAAGTTCCATCATTTTTAAGAACGAATGTTTTTGTGTTTTGGTCATTGTTATCAAAAAGTTGAACCCAACATTTTTTAGCATTTCCTATGCCTAAATCATTAGATGCTCCATCTGTAGCCAAAGCCGTAGTAATTGCTCCGAATCCGCTTGGTCGAGCGTTTCCTAATCCGTGCACCGAACCATCATTTTTTACATAAACACTTGTTAGAACTCCTTCTCCTGCATTACCGCGAGCAATGCCTCCAGCAATTTGCATCCAAATTACGTTAGTTAATGCTCGTTCAAATTTTCCAGTATTACTATACGCGGATCCAAATATTTTATTATAATTTGGGCCAAATGCGTACACACTGCCTTGCAGTGTTCTGAATATCGACCAACCTTCCTGAGACCGAACCCACACAATTTCTTCTTTTGGTCCAACCCAATTTGGAAAAATTAACGTAGGTGTATTTGTATTTGAAATTCCCAACCCATCAGCTGCTAGCCCTCCCCATCCGCGCATATTTTTATAGTCTTGAGCAATAACTACAGAATAGTGATTGTCTCTCATTTCAGCTAAACGTATTGCTGATTTAATTTGATTTGGGCACTTATCGTTGCAACCGACGGAAGATCTATCCGTAGCTGGATCATATGAGCCCTCAGAAGGAGAAATATCGGGACATTTGTGACCAGAAGGAGGAGTCTTCGTGCGATGCGTCGGTAAACCAAACATATGTTAGTTCAAATCTCCGGAAATCAAAGCAACGTCTGGAGCAATTATTACAAAATTGCAAATACCGTACTGGCCAGCAATCGAAGGAAACCCATAAATGTTTTTTACTTGCACAGAAGGTCCTGTAACTGGATCGGGAAGAATGTTAACCACTTTAGATGTATTGCTGACTATCATAACATTAAATCCAACTTTTAATCCTGCAGGAACAGTTACTTTGCATAATATACTTGAGTTTACTACTATAATTTTTCCGCAATCTCCTGGTTGTAAAACGTATTTTGCGTCGGGAGTAACAGCAGTTATACTAACTTCTTTTACTACTACAGAAAAGTTTTTAAGATAACCACAATTTAAATTTAAATTTCCGCCGTTTTCGATAGTAACGTCGTCTTGGACAATTAATTCTCCGGTCATTGTATCTCCGGAACGGTTTACCTTTTTGTTCTCGAAGTATTCAGTGTTAGCGTTAATTATGTCAATTGTATCTCCAATGCACCAATTCTCATTAATAATATATGGAGCATCTGGATACGGTGGATCTGGCAAGTCATTAGGTGATGTTGTAGGCACAAGTTTATTTATTTGATAAAAATAAAAAAATCAATTATTGTAATCCACTTTCCAGCCAACAACATAAGCCGGTTGAGTAAATGTATCGTCTGTGTCACATAATTTACCTGGTCTGCGAACAAAAAATCTTAATGGCTGTCCGGGAGTTAATTCTTTGAATCCGTCCACCATTGGAATAAAAACAGTAGAATTTAATTGATTTATTTCGAATGGAACTCCACTTACCCTCGAAGTGGTCGAAGCATATAAATCCATTGCAAATGGATTTCCAGGAGACACCACATGACCACCACAATCCCACGACAAATTTTTTAAATTGTATGCGTTAGATATACAAGAAATTTCTGCTAAATTGTATCTGTAATGTTTCGAAACTTTATCAAAATTACCGCCAACAATTAACGTGTTACCTGCTAAAGTGGGACGAATTAAGAGAGCTTTATTCGGAATTGAAGGACCGTTTTGTACTCCAGGTTTCCAATAAGGATGTATTTTGTTGCGCAGTGTCGTGGAAGAAGCTTTGCCGATAGCACAAAGATGA